CAATGAAACATAATGCCACACCTTTAGAGTTAGTTAGGTTTGCTGAGTGGGTATTATACAACTATAAAAAATAGTTGACATTGTAAATAACTGTGTTATACTGTTATCCTTAAGATTTGAAAGGAGAGAATATGGAATTAGATGACAACAAGATAGAAAAGCTTATGCAAGCCTCTGTCAATATGAGAGATAAGATTGAAGAATTAGAAAATCAAATCACTGATATTAAAGTGCAAAAAGATAAGGTTGACTTAGCACTTAATGAAGCATGCAGAACGCTTAATGTAACTAGTTTGAAAACAAAAGTTGGAACATTATCAAGAACTTTACGAACACGTTATTGGACAAGTGATTGGCCTGAAATGTATAAGTTCATTAAAGAAAATGACGTTCCTGAATTCTTTGAAAAAAGATTAGTGCAATCAACAGTTAAAGAATTTCTAGAACAAAATCCTGACAAAGCACCGCCAGGATTACAAGCAACAAGTGAATACACAGTAAGAATAACTAAAAGTAGAACTAAGGAGGAAGTATGAGTAACGAGTTAGACGTATTTGGTAGCACCGCAGTAGCAACACATACCCGTAGAGATGATGGCTTTACTGCTAATATTACAGGTAGTTCAACAACTGCTAAACGTATATCTATACGTGGTGGTAAATTTAGATTGATGGTTAATGGTAAAGAAGTTGAGAAGTCAAATCAAGACGCACTTGATGTAGTTATTGTTAATGCATCGCCCCATGTTCATAGAATGTATTTCTCTAAAGCATATGTGCCAGGTGAGAAGATGCCCCCACCAACATGTTGGACATCTGATAGTCAAAAACCTGATGAGGCAGTAGTAGAGAAACAAGCTGAAACATGTTTGGCATGTCCACAAAATATCAAGGGTTCAGGCGCTAACGGAACAAAAGCATGTCGCTTTAGTAGACGTATTGCTGTAGTTCGTGCTGATGATATGAATGGTGATGTCTATCAAATGACTTTACCTGCACAATCTATCTTTGGTAATGGAACAAAAGATTGTAAACCTCTACATGAATACACAGATTATGTTCGTGCTAATGGTGAAAACTTAATGTCTGTAGTATCAAGAGTTTCTTTTGATGAAGACTCATCAAGCACTAAGATTGGTTTTAAAGCTATTAAACGTTTGTCAGATGAAGAGTATGCAGTATGTTCAGCTAAATCAACTTCAGAAGAAGCTAAACGTGCAATTACTTTGACAGTTAATGTTAATAAAGAAGATGATGGTGAAGAGTTTGAAACAAGAAAACAACAACCTATCTCTAGACCTGTAGAACCTCCTACTCCTAAAGTAGAAGATGATATTCCTGAACCTGTTGTTCGTGCAGCGGAGAAACCTACACCTGCACCAAAACCAGCAACACCAAAGATTGATCAAGGTGATGTTAGTTTAGACGACTTAGTATCAGATTGGACATAACATGCGGGGTTACTCACAAAACATAATTGAGAATAATAAAAAAGCCAAAGAGTCAACAGGCACATTATTGGGGCAATTATGCATATCATTAAAATACCCCGTGAGTCAAGTAGCGAAAGAACTTAACGTATCAAGGCAAACAGTGTATGATTGGTTCTCTGGTATTACAAAACCATCAAAACATATTGAGCCAAAAATAGTAGAGTTAATTGCTAAAATAAAACTCAATTAAGTATATTGGGGCTGTAACAAGCCCCACCCTATTTTAGTAGCACAACATATTTCGAGAGAATAATGCAAACAAAAGAATTTTTACAAAGTGTATGGCCTGACGATGGATACTATTGTATCTGTGGTAAAGACCAAAAAAATATAGTTACACCTAAATTTGTAAATTCTATTGATGAAGCAGTAACAATATCAAATAAATTTTTAGACGATAAACAAGATGTATATTTTGCTTGCTCATCATGGATAGAACCTACAGAACGTAAAGGTGTTAACGCTAAAGAACAACGTATTTTTTGGTTAGATATTGATTGTGGCTTTGATACAAAGAAACGTAAATGGAAAGATTACGAAACCAAAGACGATGCTCTTGTAGCCCTACGAGAATTTACAGATAAGACAAGTTTACCTGCACCTACTATAGTAGATTCAGGTAATGGTGTGCATTGTTATTGGCCTTTAACTGAACCTGTAGATAAAGCTATATGGAAACCTGTAGCTGAAGGTCTTAAATTTTTATGTGTTAAACATGGTTTAAAAGCTGATGGTGCTTGCACTGCTGACATGTCACGCATATTAAGAATACCAGGCACAAAGAATTTTAAAGATGTATCTAATCCTGTAGAAGTAGCAGTTCTTAATGAAGGAACACCAACACCTTTTGATGAACTAGCTAGACTTATTCCTATTCATTTAACAGATAAGCCACGTGCTAAACGTCCATTAGATGAAGCTACTAAAGCTATATTAGGAAACAACTCATCTAAGTTTAGAAAGATACTTGAACGTTGCAGTAAAGATGATGGATGCCCACAGCTTACTCACATTGTAACTAAACAAGCTTCTATTGAAGAACCTCTATGGAGGTCAGGATTATCTATCGCTGCCTATTGTGAAGATGCAGAAGCAGCTATTCACAACATATCTAAACGTCACCCTGATTATGACTATGCTAAAACAGAGGCTAAAGCTAGTGCTATTCCAGGCCCTCATACATGTAAACAGTTTGAGAGTTTACGTCCTTCAGGTTGTGATACTTGTAAACATAAAGGTAAGATTACTTCTCCTATAGAACTAGGTCGTGTTATTTTACGAGCTAAGGGTGCAGATAATGTTATACAAGCAAAGTCTGAAGCTTTAGGTGAAACAGTTACTTATCATGTGCCTGATTATCCCTTCCCCTACTTTAGAGGTAAAAATGGTGGAGTTTATAGAACCATAGAAGGTGAAGATGAAGAAGGTATATTAATCTACGATTATGACTTTTATTTGGTAGAAATCTTAAACGATAAAGACGCATCTGGTTTTTGTGCATGGTTTAAAATTCATCTACCGCAAGATGGCGTTCAAGAATTTATTGCACCACTTACACAGTTATTATCACGTGATGAAGCACGTAAGATTTTAGTTGCAAAAGGTATTGTTAGAAATGGTAAGAAGTTAGATAACGTTATTGAATACATCATGGCTGTTGTAGATGCTCAACAAAAACAAAAACCATCTACTACAATGTATAAACAATATGGTTGGACACCCGATCACAAAAAGATACTTATAGGTAATAGAGAAATCAGTGCCTTTGGTATTAAGTTTGTTCCTGTATCTGATGACTTAAAAGATGTTAATCCAGCTTTAACTAAAAAAGGTTCTTATGATTTATGGAAAAAAGCCATAACTGTATATGAACGACCAGGCATGGAATTACGTGCATTTGGTTTCTTCTGTGCATTTGGTTCACTTCTCATGCCTTTCTTTAAATCGAAAGAAAAGTCAGCAGTTATAAACTTATATAATCCTGAGTCAGGTCAAGGTAAATCAACCATATTACAAGCTATGACTAGCGTATATGGTAATCCTGAAATGAATGCTAATCTTATTCAAGTATGGGGTGACACAGGTAATGCTGTTATTAATCGTATGGGTTACATGAATAACTTACCTTCAGCAGTAGATGAATTTACAAAAGTAAATGCCGATCAGTTACATGAGTTCTTAAAGTTCATGGCTACAGGTCGTGGTAAAAATCGTATGGATAGCAGCGGAAAAAACAAGGAGAGACATAATGACACTGTCTTTAATCTTATTAGCGTTGTTTCTTCTAACACAGATTTTAGGACAGTAGTCTTTTCAGAAAATGCTAAGGCATCTGGTGAGATGGCTCGTTTCTTACAAATCCGTATTGATGAAGATAAAACACTTACTAAAGAGCAAGCAGACGAATACTTTGAATTACTATTTGATAACTTTGGTCATGCAGGAGAAATCTATGCTCAATGGCTTATTGCTAATTTAGAAGTAGTTCGAGTTAAGTTAAAAGAAACACAAGTAGCTATAGATAAAGCTTGGAATATTACAGGTAAAGAACGTAAGTATTCTGCTACATTGGCAGCGGTATTTTTAGGGGCTAAGATTGCTCGTGAGTTAGGTATTCACAATATTGATCCTGTGCCTGTGCAAGAAGCTGTTCGTAAAGCATTACAGGATTCTAGATTAGAGATTAAAGAAAGAGACTTTGATGCTATGGAAACCTTAACTACTTTCTTACACGAGAACTTAAAGAACACTTTAGTAATCAATAGCAAAGTAGACTCTCGTTCTAATTTACAAGAAGCTCCATTATTAAAACCTGTTAATGAGTTACGTGTTAGAATTGAGCCCGATACAAACACTATTTTTATAGGTCTTGATACTATGCGAGTCTATTTAAAATCATTAGGTAAGATTGAGTTAGATGATTTTATTAAGAAATTAAAAGAATCTAATGTATTACACAGACGTTCAGGAGACTTAAAAGTGTTACACAAAGGATTAGATATTAGCGGTTCAGGCAAGAGATGTTTATGGATTGATAACTCATCTTTTGATGAAATTAAGACAAACAATTTACCATTGGATATACCACGAAGTGTTAACTAACGGCGTAGATTATCAAATTAAATGGCCTGACTTCAAACCAGGCACTAGCTTTTTTATACCTGCAGTAGATACTAAATCTGCCATAGCAGCTATTAAACGAGAAAGTGATAGATTAGAGTTTGAGTTTGTCCACAAAGTTGTAGTGGAAGACGGTATTATGGGTGTTCGTATTTGGCGTCTGTAATTAGTTGCCGTATTCTTCTTGAAGTTTAGCTAACTTTTTACGATCAAAATGAACACCATAAACGCTTTGACCTAAGGCTTGGTCTCTAGCTTTCATTGATCTATTAACTGTAGACTGTTTAATTACGTATCCTGGCTCAGGATTAGCTTCATTGAAACGTGCTATCTTTTCATATATTCTAGCTTGAGCATCAGTGTCACCATTAGTTCTAGCTAAATACATAGCATCTAATAGGCCATCACGTCTGTCCATAAGTTTTTTATCTGCTTGTTTCATAGCACCTGCCTTAGCATATGCTTCTGATACGTTTGCAGGTGTAAATCCAAATATCTGCATGAATTGATTATACCCACTAACATCGTCAACTAGAGGAGCACCATTAGGGTTCTTAGCGCCTTCTGTTGCAAAACGCATAGCTTTTAGTGGATTCTTAACAAATGATGGCATCATCTTTTCCAAACCACGTTCGTATTGACCATTAGCCATCATAGCTGGACCATCTTGTAATACCATCTTACCTGTGCTAAATGTAGGGCCTAAGAAATGTTCTATAAAGTATGATGAATAACCTACTTCAGCAAGACGTTTAGGATCATCACGCCATACCATACCGTTGAAGCCTGTACGTGAGGCAATATCTACACCAAACAATAAGTTTGTTGGACCTTTGTATCCTAACATGCCAAACGATTCTCTTATTTCTTCATCAAAGTCATAGGGTTCATCGTCATCGGAACAGAGCACATTAGCTAATACTTGAAGGGCACCATACAACGGAACCCCTTGCAAGCCTGCTAATAAATAAGTCATACCATATATACCTATGATTTGACGACGTGCTACTTTGCGTTCTAATGGAGACAATTTATTTCCCATCACATCTAGTTTAGCAGCATTAAACAAGGTATATAGATTAAATATCTGAGCCATAGCAAAGCGTTTAAATATAAGAGCTACCTTAGGGAAACCAGCTTGTAAATATCTAGCACCAGCTTCAGGAACTGCTTCACTATGTATTTTAGAAGTAAATCGTATAGCATGATCAATAGCTGCATTAGGGTCCATACCGCTAGCTTTAGCTAATTTATAGGCAGCAACAAGCGTTACTTCTCGGTTAAAACGTTCAGTGCCTTCAAACATATAACCTAAAGTAGTATTCATTTTATGGCTAAAATCACTATACTTATCTGAAGATACCTTTCGAATATCTGCTAGGTCACGA